GGATGCCGGATGGCACGGTGCTGGCGATTACGGCTAATGGGTATGAGGCGGGTAAGGTAAAGCAGGACAATCGCGAGATGACCGTTTATACTGTTGACGAGGTCGGTGTGATCTTGGAACAGTGGCTAAAGGAAAAGCAGGCCAAGGCGTTTGTCGATGAGGCGAAGAACGTATTTGCCGGTGCCGTGGTCGAGAGCGTGACGAAGACGGCGAAACTGATAGACGATGAGATACCGTTTTGATGGATTACGAAACCGAGCGTGATGACGTTGTAAAGGATCGCGAGTACCTGTTGCTCGGCAAGTCGACGTGGATCGACGTCAGGAACCTGACGGTCAACGTACAGCGGTCTGAGACGGGCATTACGGTCGACGTGTGGCCAAGAGAGCTGATGCGGGGTTACGCGCCCATAGCGACGCTCTCGGTGCCGTTTAGCGAGGGTAGCGATGACGATAACTGAAAAGGGCGACGGTTCAATGGCGAGGCTGTTATCGCAACAGCGTTGCCCAAGGTGTCACTCGCTTATGCTTTTGCGTAGCGACGACGGGTACAAGAAGAAATACGATTGCATCGTGTGCGAGTTAAAAGTGATAGACGTGAAGGAAAATGTGGAATGAAGCGTGTAGAGTGTTTGGATACGGCTAAGGAATTAGTGACCAAAGATCGTGCCAACGATCACGGAAATATGGAAGACAACTTTGCGACGATTGCGACGTACTGGTCGACGCATCTGGGGCATAAGGTTGAGCCGCAGGATGTTGGCGTGATGATGGCGTTGCTGAAGATAGCGCGGGTTAAGAGCAACCCGTATCACGATGACAACTATGTCGACGGTGCCGGTTATCTGGCGTGCGCGGCAGAATGTGTGAACGTGGATGGCTGAGATAATCAAATTCGGCGAGAGGCATGTGGTGCATTTCTTCACCGAACCGGTGACGTGTGACTGGTGTCAGGAAGAGACTAAGGGGTTCGTCTATGAGGGCATGCAGTCAATCGTGTGTAGCCTGTGCAAGAACCCGCTGTTGATCATCGAGGACAAGCCTACGCTGATTGTGACGTTTGAAGATGACGATTACGATGAGGATGACGATGTCTCATAAGATCACCGAAGAGGTTTGGTCAGAGTTTTTAGAGCGTGTCACGTCAGGCCGGTCTGGTCAGTCAGTGTGCAAAGATAAAGACATGCCAGCTTGGGGTACAGCTTGGAATAAGATTTACAACGACAAGGACTTTGAGCGCAAATATATGAACGCGTTGTCGTCGCGCGGCATGATATACGCTGACCAGCTCGACGAGATAAACCGGCGTGTTCTTAACGGTGAGATAGACCCGCAAGCGGCTAGGCTTGTCGCTGACAACTACAAGTGGACGGCGGCTAGGTTATTGCCAAAGGTTTACGGCGACAAGCAACAGGTCGACGTAACGCATGAGGCCGGTGGGTCGTATCTCGATTTATTACAGCAAGTCAACCAAGCGGCTCAGTTAAAGCACGCCGATGTCGTTGAGGCTAAAGCTATAGAAATTAAAGAAAGCACACATGATAAAGTACGCGCGCGCGATGAAATTAACCAAAAATCGGTTAACAAAAAGATGCACAAAAAACAGGCAAAACAGGGCAAATGACGCAAAAGTTATCCACAGGCTTTGTAAGTCATTGTTTTTATTACATACCGAAAAAACATAATCAACGTTATGCGACATTTTCTGCAATTATGCCGGAAAATAACCAAAATTCGGTTAACCCCCCCGTCAGCGCACACGCGGGGGGCGGGAAGAAAAATATATACCCCTACACCCCCCCCGTCGGAGTTGACGCATGACTGACACCCACGCCACCGTCGAAGCAATCGCCGCACTACGCGAAGACCCCGCCCTATTCGTTGAGACGGTACTGCACGCCACGCCGCAAAAATGGCAGGCGCAGGCGCTAGACGCCATAGCAAAGCACGACCGTGTCGCCATCAAATCCGGCCACGGCGTCGGAAAAACCGCATTTGAGAGCTGGGTCGTGCTGTGGTGGCTGATGACCCACTACCCGTGCAAAGTAGCCGTGACGGCGAACAGCGCGCACCAGCTATCCGACGTGCTATGGACAGAGATAGACCGCTGGGCGCGCAATATGCCGCCAGCGTTCAAAGACCTGCTTGAGTTTAAGAGCGACAAAATATCGCTCAAAGGCGCAACCGACAGCTTCGCCGTGGCGCGTACCAGCCGCCGCGAAAACCCCGAGAGCTTGGCGGGCTTCCACAGCCCCCACATGCTGTTTGTGGTCGAAGAGGCGTCCGGCGTGCCTAACGTGATATTTGAGACCGCCAGCGGCGCGCTATCCACCCCCGGCGCGAAAATCATCATGTGCGGGAACCCCACGCGATCCGACGGGTATTTTTACGACGCGTTCCATAATGACCGCGACAAGTGGCACTGCATCACTGTGTCGTGCGAAGAGGGCGAGTACGTCGACCCCAAATTTATCGACGAGATGGCGGATAAATACGGCGCCGAAAGCAACGTGTTTAAGGTGCGCGTGCTGGGCGAGTTTCCGACGCAATCCGACGACGTGTTGTTGCCGTTGCACTTAATCGAGGACGCGGTGACACGCGACGTCGAGGCGGGGCCAACCACCCCCGTCGTCTGGGGCTTGGACGTCGCACGCTTTGGCGGCGACCGGTCGGCACTGGCGAAGCGTCAGGGCAACGTGCTGGTCGAGCCGATCAAGACGTGGCAGAACAAAGACCTGATGGAGCTGGCCGGTATCGTGTTGAGCGAGTACGACGCCGTGCCGTACAGCATGCGCCCGCAGGCCATATACATTGACGCGATCGGCTTGGGCGCGGGTCTCGCTGATCGCCTACGCGAGCTGGACATGCCCGCGGTAGCGGTGTCGGTATCCGAGACTGCGTCGCTAAAGGATCGCTTTAACCGGTTGCGCGATGAGCTGTTTTGGTCGTGCCGCGAGTGGTTTGAGGCGCGAGACTGCCACATACCGGACGACGGCACGCTGATGGCGGAATTGTCGGGCATACGGTACAAATACCTGTCGACCGGCAAGCTAAAGGTCGAGAGTAAGGACGAGATGAAGCGTAGGGGTCAGCGCTCGCCCGACGTGGCCGACGCGTTTGTGCTGACCTTCGCGGGGCAGGGTGCGGTTGCTGGCGGCTACTCAAGGGGTTATAATCACAATCGCACACTGAAACCGAAGAATAGCTGGGTGGTTTGATGGCTGACCGAGATACCGACTTTGTTATAGCGGCGGCGCAACAGCGCAACGCCGACCCGTTTGGTTTTGAGACTAGCCAAGCCAATCAATTTAGCATTTCGCCAGAAAAAATTGCCTACGATGTTTTAGGCGACGCGTTCTTTGGCATGAACAAAACGCAAAGAGATTATATTTTGGAACTGGTCAGGTCTGGCGACTTGACGTCTTCTGAAATAGCGCAAGAGGCGCAATATGCGCTACCGTATGATCCATCCGCTGGCTTATCGGAGCAACAGCTATCGAACACCGCCCGCACTGTCAGTGGTCAATCTCTCGATTATTCCAGAGACATGCCTGCGATGTCAGAGGAAGAATTTTACAGAAGATATTACGGCATAGGATTAGACGGCTTGCCGAGAGACCCGCAAAATATTTTTGGTTTTGAAGAACCAGCGTGGGCGCGGCCATCCTTTGGTTTTAAGAAAGTTGGTATTTTAAGCGAAGAGCCGGAACAGCCCGCTATGGGCTTGCTCGGCACTTAGAGGTGGTTTGATGAACGGCTTATTGTCCCCCGACGACATGATGATGGCAGGCGCTCAGGGTACGCCGAGCTTCGATGAAGAGGCTTACCTAAATTCGCTGTACGGTATGGGCGACTACGCCGCGCCGCACTTTCTGTTGCCCATAGCTAATGTCGGCGGCGAAATTGTGCCGAGCTTCCCCGGCTTCGTTCAGCCAATAGCAAGGACGATTGCGCGCTCTCAGGGCGAGTTACCGTTGACCATAGACCCAGAGACCGGCCTGCCGACCGAGGACGTGCTTATGGACGCGTTTGACCTCGCTGGCGCAGTAACCGGCGGCGGACTGCTTATGGAGCGCCCCGCCGGATCAATCGGTATGGGTGGGCGCGTTAAAGCGCCGACAAAAACAGAGCTAGACCCTATGGGGTATAGCAAAATAAAACTCGACGAGCCACTTGCTGAAATGCAGTATGATTTTGAGCCTATGAGCCTGCTCATGCCGGAGCGAAAAGTAATCAAACCAGAAAATTTGCTCGGCAAGGTTGCTTTGTTTGGCGCTGGCGATAGAAGCGGTGTTGGCGTCCTTAAAAGTTTGTCTGGTCAGGTTTTTGACGAGCCGGTGTCAGCTTTGGGCGGCAGGGATTATCAGCTTGCAACACCATATGCGTGGGCATCAGATGAAGGCGTCATATCAGGGCTTCTGGCTCGCGCTAAAAAAGCTCAAGAAGAAACCGGAATAGAAGACGTTGTTTTGGCTCATTCTACAATGAACCCAACAGCCGTTGACTTTACCGACTTTAACTCAGCCGCAGTAGCTGAGATGCTGAAAACAGCAAAAATAACTAAAAAAGACGCAAAACAATTTGACGATGAAATAAAAAAATCTTTTCCAGATTTCCCCGGCGTAAAATCGCCTAAGTTTAGGGAGTGGATGAAGTCACAAAAATCTGGGAAAACTAGAGCGACTATAATTAAGGAAATGGACAAAGATTTGTGGCGGTCAAAAGGCTTCCCAATGGTCGGCAAAGCCAGATACGCTTTGACAGAAGAAGCTCAAAAAAATGTGCCAACATTCCAAACTGGAATGTCCTTTATTCCAATAGATGTCGCTGGCGGCAGTATCAAAAACCCCGCAATACCGCACTCAACATACGACACCGCTATGCGCCGCGCGGGCGACCCTGTGCAATTTTCTGGGACAATACCGAATGAAATTTTTTATAGAGATTTCTTCAAGACCCTTGAGGGGGCGACGACAAAGTCTGGCGCGCCTCAGCCTGCGAGTATGAAGCAATATACCACAAGGCTAAACAATCCTTATCAGGTTGTTGATCAAGAGCTTGTCGATACTATGTCTGGCTTGTTAGGGTACTAAAATGAACTCTGGTGGATTTGTCTCTTGGTCGATGCCAATGGCCTCACACAAAAGAGCGTCCAAGCCTATTAGCTTTTGCTTGTGGTCTGTTGTTGGGTCAGCGGTTTCTAAATGCGCCGCTACTGTTAAAATTATTCTTTCTCGTTTATCTTGTTTGTCCATAATATGACCCCTTGCTTAAAAAACAGAGTTTACACTATATCGAAGTAATATCAAAGGCAAAAAAATGAAAGATCAAGGCTGGCCGCATGACGGTTCATATGAAGATGTGTTTAAGTATTGTGAGGAAAACGACCTCTTGCCGATACTTACTGTTAAACAGTTTTACGAGTACGATAAAGACGTGCCGCCAAGGGACGAGATGAACTAATGCCCGCCCGCAAAAAGAAAAACGTAAGCCTGTCAGTCGGTCGCGGCGAGAAGCTGTCGGTTAAGCAGGGTGGTGGACTTACCGCGAAGGGTCGTGCAAAATACAACAAGGCCACGGGGTCGAATTTGAAGGCGCCCGTCACCGGCAAAGTAAAGCCGGGTAGTAAGGACGCCAAGCGGCGCAAGAGCTTTTGCGCCAGATCGAGGAGCTGGACTAGCCCGCGCGGCAAGGCGGCTCGACGCAGATGGAAGTGTTAGGAGAAGCTGATGGCTTGCAAATCTAAAGGATACAAAAAAGGCGGACGAAAAAAATGATTGTATGTGACAACTGCCCATATCGCGGGCGTTGCGAAATTAAGCAACGCTGTATTCAAGGCAAAAACCCAGCCGTCGAGACTGTGGCTACGCCCCGTCCGCCAAAAACCGTGCAGACGACCAGCGGACACAGCGAGACCGCGGCCAAGATAAATACGCCGATTAAGGGCGCATCCAAGGGCGCGAATAAGAAGACGCGCAAGGTGACAATGCAATGATGGTGCGACGCCCCGCAGTGGGCCGCATCCGACGCGTCCAGCCCCCGCTAGAACAAACCAAGGAAGTGTGCGATAATGCCACTGCAATAAAAGCAAAACCCGCGCCAAAACGCGTGGCTAAAGGTGCGAAGAAAAATGGCTAAAATGGACGACTACCAG